GGTTAGGAGAGGAGGAGGATGAAACATTATTACCATCCTCCTCCTTGGAACACTTTGGCACACTTTGGCTCATTTATATACGTATCAAAGATTATTTCTTTAAGCCTTAACACACTCTCTTATTTCTTTTTTTCATTCTCAAATTAAAATGTTTAGGGAATATATAACATGGCCAAACGAAAACAAAATCGGCGCCCCCGTAGGGGCGCAAAGCGCGCCGCAGCGCGCAAGCCTACAAAGAACTTTAAGAAAAAGGTTCTTTCAGTTATTAGACAACAGGTAGAGACGAAACAGGGTTTTATCGGTCAATCCGACAGTTTTAATTCAGGGATTAATGCTGTTGGCGATGCAAAAAAGCTCGTTCCGTCTATCGGTCAGGGAACAGGGGACTATCAGCGTATAGGAGATTCTGTTACCGCTATATCAATGACACTCAGGGGTGCTATTGTATATAATCCTTCTGCTGGTCAATATGGCACTTATGCTAATTCTAGACTCGGGGTTCGTATGATGGTCGTTCAACCCCGTCAATTTGCCAATCTTGGTGATGTTCAGGCTTCTGCTGCTACATGGATGGCTTTTCTTCTTAAGAAAGGCGGCACTACTGTTGCATTTACCGGAATATTAAGTGATTTATGGGCTCCCATAAACACTGACGGTATTATAAAATATTACGATAAGGTATTTTATTTAGATAATCCATATCAGGTGACCGCTATCGGCTCACAGGATATGAAAGGCTCAACAAGAATGTTTAGACGAACATTTAAACTTAGAAATAAGAAGCTTCTATTTGATGCTTCGATTGATGGTGGTTTAAATGCCACCAATTATGCACCTGTGTTATTAATTGGTTATGCTCATATGGATGGTTCTGCCGCCGATGTTGCTACAACTGCTATTCAACTCCATTACGACGTTGTTTTCAATTATGAGGACGCGTAGAGGTTTCAAACCTACGGTTTCAAACCTACGTTTTCAAACCTACCGTAGCTTTGCTTTTTCAAACATACGTTTTCAAACCTACCGTAGCTTTGCTTTTCAAACCTACGTTTTCAAACCTACCGTAGCTTTGCTTTTCAAACCTACCGTAGCTTTGCTTTTCAAACCTACGTTTTCAAACCTACGTAATTACCTCGGTTCTCGCGCCCAAGCGCGTATATTCACTTGTGTCACGCGTAAGCGCTGGGAACGGTCAATAGTCTGCGCACGGACGCAACGCGGACGTGAGACTTTGGACGTAGGCCCAGACCCCGTAAGGGGTGGATTCATTTATCACATTATTTCATAAAACAATTTATCAAATAATTATTCTTCCGACTTATCATCGCTACCTAGATTTTTGATTACCCATCTATCCTCAGATAATTTAGTCCTGTCAGGTTCTGAATTAGAGAACACAATAACTCTAGGACTGTTAAAACACTTTGTTCCTGTTTCATACTTCGTATTACATATTAGACCATTTTTAATTGATTCTATAGCAGCATACGATACATTGTTCCCTTGGTTTCTTGGAATATCAAATATTACACATTCACACGTGTCCATATCAGCATTAAAAACTAGATTTATAATGTCCGCATATTTTCCAGACGAACAATACAAAACTTTATGTTTAACTACCATATATTTAGCGAATGCCGACTTGCCTGTATTTCCTTTTTCATCATAATACCAATGGACAGTCCGGTCGTCAGAAGAAGAGGCCGTTAGGAGTGCTTCAGCATCTTTTTGCCATGGGAATAAAGTTTCGATAACTTTTATTGCCCGTGGAAAACCGTGGGTCCAGTATGTTCCATCTTTTTTACAATATTCTATTAGTGCCGTTTCATTTCTAACAGCTCTAAAACTTGCTCTTGCGAACCCTGGTTCTTTTGCTAAACTTGTTATCCGTTGTTTTTTTAACAACGAAATAAAACCTTGGATATGGGGGGTTCCGGAATCACCGATTTCAAACCCGAAAATTGCTTTTTTACATATCGCTCTAATAGTTTCTTTAACCTGGCACACTTCTTTATCAGTATAGTTGTTTATTACAAAATCATACTTATAAATGGGGTTAGGAGAGGAGGAGGATGAAACATTATTACCATCCTCCTCCTTGGAACACTCTGGCACACTTTGGAACATTTTGTATATAATTGCTAAATATATTTATATCATTTAGGAAATTATTTTCTTTACTAATAATATAAAATGGCTAAACCCCAACGAAAACCCCGCCGAATGGCTAAAAGGCGTCCTCGTAAGTCAGCAAAGCCCTCAAAGGCATTTGCCAAGAAGGTTCAGTCTATCATCCATAAGGATGTAGAGACTAAATCTGCTTTCACTTCCACCACAGCTATTGCATTTAACTCTGGCATTAATTCCGCTGGCGATGTTCAGATTATCGTCCCTGACGTTCAGAACAGCACTTATGACAATGGGCGCATAGGCGACCAAACGAGAGGTATGAAATTGAGAATCAAAGGCATATTAACCTCTAATTTAACATACAATACTAATTCTCAATGCCGACTCGGTGTTAGAGTATTTATTGTTCAACCTAAAATGTATTCCAATTACGATGCCATCAATGCGTATGCAACGACATGGATGGCTTCTCTCTTAAAGAAAGGATTATCAACAGTGGGATTTACTGGTGTCATTAACGATTTGCAAGCAGATGTTAATAAAGATGCTATTACAGTATATTATGATAAGGTTTTTTATATAAACACTCCTTATTTAGTCACTTCTGTTGGTGATGCTTCAACATATAACACCGTTAGATTTATTAATAAGACTCTGAACTTACGAAATAAGTTGCTGAGGTACGACAGCGCTTTTAATTCTGGTAAAACTCCTACTAATTGGAACCCCGTATTGCTTGTAGGTTATGTTCATCTGGATGGGTCCGGTCCGGACACAGTCAGTGCCCAAGTATCAATGACAACTGATTGTTATTTAGATTATGAAGACGCTTAGGTTGCTCGCTACGCTCGCAAACCAATTGCTTAAACCTCGGTGCGGGGTTTCCCCGCGCAGTCGCGGTAGACACAAAGAACGAGTGTCGAGTGACGGCACACCTGCCCGGCGCGCAGACCGAGGCCGACTGTATATCCGCGCGAAGCGCCTTTTCTCGGTTCATGCGCCGTTGGGCTTAGCCGGCGTTAGTTCCGGCTTACTACCCATCGCGCTCATCGTATGGAGGGCGACTGCCCGGAAGAGATATGACAGAAATGTTATTTCACATAATATTTAGCAAAATATTATGCGATTATTCGAGGAAGTCCTCGTCGAACTCGTAATCGATATACACTGACTCTAATTCCTCATCTTTTCCCAGATTTTTAATAGACCATCTGTCCTCAGATAATTTATTCTCTTCGGGTGCAGTATTGCTTAAAATCATAATATGAGGACTGTTAAAGACTTTGGTCCCGGTTTCGAACTTCGTATTACAGATGAGTCCATTTTTAATGGACTCAATCGCGCTGTATGAAACATTGTTTCCCTGGTTTCTTGGAATATCAAATATGATACACCGACAGGTGTCCATATCAACATTAAAAACTAAGTTTATAAGGTCCGCATATTTACCAGAGCAACAATACAAAGCTTTATGTTTTACAACCATATATTTAGCAAAAGCGGATTTACCAATATTTCCGTTTTTATCATACCACCAATAAACAGTCCTATCATTAGTTTCAGTTGCCGTCAGGAGTGCCTCTGCATCTTTTTGCCACGGATGTAAAGTTTGGATAATCTTTATAGGCCTGGGAAAACCGTGAGTCCAGAAGGTTCCATCTTTTTGTATATATTCTATTAGGGCTTGTTCATTCCTTACAGCTCGAAAGCTTGCTCTGGCGAAGCCAGGTTCTTTTGTTAGACCAGTTATACGTTGTTTTCTAACTAACGACATATAACCCTGTAAGTGCGGAGTGCCGGAATCTCCGATTTCGTATCCGAAGCCACCTTTTTTGCACAACTTAGTAATAGTTTCTTTAACCTGGCACACTTCCTTATCAGTATAGTTGTTTATTACAAAATCATACTTATAAATGGGGTTAGGAGAGGAGGAGGATGAAACATTATTACCATCCTCCTCCTTGGAACACTCTGGCACACTTTGGAACATTTTGTATATAATTGCTAAATATATTTATATCATTTAGGAAATTATTTTCTTTACTAATAATATAAAATGGCTAAACCCCAACGAAAACCCCGCCGAATGGCTAAAAGGCGTCCTCGTAAGTCAGCAAAGCCCTCAAAGGCATTTGCCAAGAAGGTTCAGTCTATCATCCATAAGGATGTAGAGACTAAATCTGCTTTCACTTCCACCACAGCTATTGCATTTAACTCTGGCATTAATTCCGCTGGCGATGTTCAGATTATCGTCCCTGACGTTCAGAACAGCACTTATGACAATGGGCGCATAGGCGACCAAACGAGAGGTATGAAATTGAGAATCAAAGGCATATTAACCTCTAATTTAACATACAATACTAATTCTCAATGCCGACTCGGTGTTAGAGTATTTATTGTTCAACCTAAAATGTATTCCAATTACGA